TCTTGACCGGGTATTCGTTCGCCGGGAGCGAAATGCCGATTGACGTCGGGTTGTTTCTCAGCGTAACCCCGCTGCTGCCGACCCCGCCTTTATACGTTCCCATGCATTATCCCCCCGTTCCTACGGTGAGGTTTGCCGAGCTGTTGTTTTTGCTGTTTACAAGGCCCGTCCCGGGGATGTCAACCGAAAGTATCGGCTGATCCGGGTTTTCTGGCGTTACGGGTGGCTTTTGCTCGCCTTGCGGCTTTTGCGGGTCATCCTGCTGTGTCGTTTCTTCCGGTTCAGGTTTCGGCTTTTTCTTTTTCTTCTGTGTCGTGATGGTGAGTGGTCTGTAGGCTGAAAGAGAAATCGTGTACTGGTAGCTGTCGAATCCGATAAGCGTACACACGAAACTCTCTATGAATACCTTATCGTTGATCGAACTGCCTGATACCATGAACTTGAGGATTGTGTTCTCTTCAAGCCATTTGTTGAGCTTGTCTGCGAGCTTTTTCGGCTGCTTCCAGTCAAACACGAAACTCTGGCCCTTCATGCTTTTCCCGGGGAGCAATCCATTCCAAGAATACCCCGTGACAGCAGTGCCACGGGGTATCTTGTGTTCTCCCTTGTTTATCACGTTGAAGGAAATCGCCGTCGTGCCTCGCTTGATCTGGATGCTGTCTGGCGTGAGAGGGAATCTGAGCTTGTCATTTCCCTCAGAGAGGTAAAAATCCATTCTTTCTTCCCTCCGTTTATACCATGTTCGCTACGATGTCCGCCATCTGATCGGCGATTGCGCCGCCAAAGATTTCTGCCAGTTCGCTTTGGTGCTCCCTGATCTTTGCGAGGATGTCGCCTCCGTCTCCGTCATTCTGAATCTCGAATACCGGGTGCGATTCTACGCTGATCTGGAAGGTGTTACCGCCGCCGCTGCCGCTTCCACCGGTTGGTACCGCAACTGGGATGTCTTCTCCGTCGTCGTCTACCAGTCCACCGTTTGCATACTCGTTGATTCCGAGCAGTCTGCCAGCCTGATACCACAGGTCGAGGCCGCGTCCGCGTTTGTCTGCGCCGAGCGGGATGATGGCTTCCGGGCCGTCTTCGGCAACCCAGCTCAGGAATGCTCCGTCGTAGATGCCGCCGTAGGCGTTTTCTCCGGGTGTTTGCGGTTTCCCGTTCTCCGTGTAGTTGATGATGACTTCGTATGTTCCCGCCAACGAATCCATCTGAGCTTTGGCTGCTGCTGCTTTCTGCTGCGCTGCTTCGAGCTTTGCTTTCGCCGCGTCTGTAGATGTTCCGAAGGCTTCCAGCGACTTAACAGCAGTGTCGAAATCGAGCTTTGTGAGGTCTACTTCCGCGATAGCGTCCATAGCCGACTGAAGCCCTTCGACCGTGGTGAGGTCGATGTCCTCAATGCCGAGTGCCGCGAGTGCTTCTCCGACCTGCTGAATCTGCGCTGTGAATTGCTCGTCAGGGGCCGCGTCTCCAAGCTCTTCCATCTGTCCTTTGAGGTTCGCAATGTTGGCTGTGACATCTCCGAGGATGGCTGTGTTTGTGTCTACCTGTACGCTCTGTTGCGCGGTCTCAACAAGCTGTTGGACGTTGGTTTTCTGATCTTCTGACACATAATCCGTCTGCGCGTTGAGTTCAGCAATACCCTTCAGAGCGTTCTCAAATGCCTGTTGTCCTGCTTCGTCAAGGTTGCCGTACTGCGCTGCGAGGTCTCCGATTGTGGCGGTTGTAAGGCCGGATTCGAAGCCGAGGCCAGCGAAGTTGTTGAGTTCCTGCGCCCGTACTTCATTCTGGTACTGGCGGTTCAGAGCTTCGTCGTACTTCGCAATCTCCGCATCGTATCCGCTGATGTCCTGATCTCCGCCCTCTTTGAAGTATCCGAGTTCCTTTAGCGCGTTTGTGAAAATGCTCTCCGCGCCGTTGTTGAGTTCTCCGTCCATACCCCACAACAGCGTGTTCGCGTCTGCGAGGTCGAACCGTGAGCCGGTTTCTTCTGTGAATTGATGTTCACGCGCCTGCTGCGCAAGATTATTCGCCCCGCTAACCATTGCATCATAGTCTATTTTGCCAAGGAGATAGTCGTTTACGAGGCCCTGTCTTGAGTTCTCAAGCCCGCTCAGGAACTTCTGATCTTCCGTCATGCCGCCGTACTGCTGTTCCGCTGCTGCTTTTGCGGCCTGCGCAGCTTCACGTTTCTGTACGAGTTCGTCGACGTTACCCCGGTCTTCCTGAACCTGCAGATTGAATTTCGACAGTTCGTTGGCGGCTTTCGCGCTCTGATCCTGTACCCACCAGTCGTAGTCTTCCTGAGTGATACGCCCTTGCTCAACGTCGCGCTGTGTGAACACGCCGCCGGTAGTTTCAACCATCGTTTTGTAGAGCTTGTTCTGCTGGTCAATGAGTTCCTGAATCTCTTTTTTGCCCATGCCAGTGTTCTTCAAGCCAACTTCTGCGACAAAGGTGTGGTCACCGATGTCTTTCAGAAGGGCCGCAATCGTGCTTAGGTCGTCCTGTGACAGGTCGCTTCCTTTAGAATAAGCGAGCTTCAGCAACAGTCCTTCTGCTTTCCCCTTCAGCTCTGCAATCTGCTTCTCTACGGCTGCAACTTCTGTCGGGTTTGCCGTCGCACCTTTCAGGAGAAGCTCGATTGTGGACTGCTGTACCAAGCCTGCCTGATATTCTTCCGCGAGAGCGTTCCATTCGTCCGGGGACATAGTTCCTTCTCCCTCAGCGAGCTTCAGTGCGAGTTCTGCCGTATGGCCCTTTACCTTTTCGAGTTCTGTCTGGTAGGTAGCAATCTCTTCCTTTGGAATGCCAGAACCCTTGATAAAGATTTCCGCTTCCGCTTTCTGCTGAGAGAATTCCGTCAGTTTGGTTACGTATTCCTGAATCTGATCCGGCTTTAGCTCTGTCTTGTCTGCCAGTATCATGGTGAGTTCTTTCGTGCCGCTTTGAACAGCGTTAAACTCCGCTATGATAAGGCCCGCCGTTACCGGGTCGTATCCTTCATTGGTGAGCTTCACCTTCAGCTCCGCCTCTACGCCGGTGAGAAGTCCTTCGAGTTCCGCCTGATACGCTTCAACATCCCTGATGGTGAGCTGCTTGTTCTTGATTGCTGCTTCGAGGTCTGCCTTTACGCCCTTCAGCTCTTCGAGCTGTTTCTGGTAGTCAAGAATTTCCTGCTCCGTCAGGGTGTCTCCGTCTTTGAGCTTTGCCTGCACGTATGCAATCTGCCCTTTGACGGTCTCCAACTGCTTCTGGTACTCAGCGAGCTTTGTTTCGTCAAGGAATCCGGGTTTGTTCGTGCCAAGAACTGCCGTAACATATACCGTCCTGTCTATGATTCCTTCAAGCTCCGTGTTGACTTCCGCAATCACCTGAGCGTTTCCGCCTTTGTTTTCCTCGATCAGGATTTGGATTTTCTTGATCTCATCCATCGTTTCCATGGCTTTGGCGACGTTGTTCGCCGTCTGGACGTAATCCTGTTCGTACTTCTGAGCCGCTTTCCCGGTGTCAAGCAGTGCCTGTTCGTGGTCTGCCTGCGCTTTGTTGTACAGGATAATGCCAGCGGTTACCGCTGCGATGGCTGCTGCAGCTACCCAGCCCCATCCCGGGATTGCTGCGAGAACTGCCTTGATTCCGCCAAGAGAGGCCGCGAATTTGCCCGCCCCGGCTACGCCCGCTGCCGCCTGCGCGCCTACGCCTGCGATTGCGCTTGTCGCCGGTGCTGCCGCTGCCGTTACGCCTCCAAACGCCATTTTGATTGAGGCGATGGTTTTCGTGATTCCAAGTGCTCCGCTGCCGAGCTTGATCGCGCCAAATCCAAGGAGTCCGGCTTTCAGCAGTCCGGGCATTTCGCCAAACAGCCCGCCAATGTCAAACGCCTCTTTGAATGCCTGAATGAAGTTTTTCGCCGCCTCCGCGCCCGCTTTTGCGATGCCCGTGAGGTTAAGCCCTTCAAAGTCGATTTCTTCCCCTTTGAGGGCTGCGAAAATGCCGCTGATGACGCCGTGGTACAGTTCGCCGAGATTCTTTCCGAGCTTTGCAACCGCGTCAAGGATTGTTTGCTGTCCGCCTCCGTCCCACCATTTCTGGAACGGTTCTGCAATGATCTTATCCCACGCCACAAAAAACTTCTCCGCGAAGCCTTCAGCATTCTGGAAATCGCTGCTGTTGAAAACGTCCTTCAGGAAGTCCTTCACTTCTTTGAGCTTCCCGATGGCTTTCGTGGCGATTTCCGTAATCTTCTCCGTCAGCTTCGGAATCTGCGCCGTGAGCCATTGTACACCTTCTCTGAGTGCCGGGCTGAGTTCTTTCATGACGCTGATCTTCATGCCGTCCAGCGCACTGTTCAGCAACGTAACGTCGCCTGCGAGGTTGTCGAGCTGTGTGTTTGCCATTTCCCTTGCTGCGCCTGCGCTGTTATCAATGGCCTCATACAGCTTCTCATATTCGTCGGTTCCCTGTTCGATAACAGCGAGCCATGCGGAGCTGGCGCGGGTTCCGAAAATATCATCCGCCATCGCGAGCTTTTCCTGCTGCGAAAGTCCACCGAAGGCCGTTCCGAGTTCGCTGATGATCGTTCGCATATCCTTCATCTTCCCGCTGCTGTCGGAGAAGGTGAGGCCGAGTTTATTCATGGCGGTCTGCGCCGCTTTCGTCGGGCTTGCCATCTGCATCAGGCTGCTTCTCAGTGCCGTGCCTGCCATGCTTCCCTTGATGCCAGCGTTTGCCATCATGCCCGTGAGGGTGGAAACTTCTGACAGCTCAAGCCCAAAGGAATGCGCTACGGGAGCTGCGTATTTCAGCGATTCGCCGAGATTTTCAATCGTGGTATTCGTGCTTGTAGCTGTCCGGGCGAATACATCCGCCGCTCTGCTGGCCTGATCTGCGCTCATGCCCATAGCAGTCATCACGTCGGAAACAATGTCCGCCGCCGTGCCGAGTTCGGTTCCGCCTGCTGCTGCGAGGTCGAGCAGTCCGGGCATAGCCGCGATGATCTGGTTCGTATCCCAGCCAGCCATAGCAAGGTACTGCATGCCCTGACTCGCTTCTGTTGCCGTGAATTTCGTCGTCGCTCCAAGCTGTTCTGCCGTTTCGGTGAGCTTGATAAATTCTTCATTTGTCGCTCCGCTCAGGGCTTTTACGTTGCTCATTCCTGCAGTGAAGTCCTGAAACGTCGAAATAAAAGAACCAGCACCCATCCCGATGCCCGTGATGCCGAGAGTCATCATAACTGGACTCATAATCATCTGCTTGAGCTTTCGGAATGGTGCTGTTACAAGGTCTTTCATTTTGACCGCGACGTGCCATGCCTTTGATGTGAGGTTTTTGATAGATGTGCCGACGCTTTTAAGAATCGGGGATACCTTGTCGATGGCCTGTAGGGTCATCTGGATTTTCTGCGCGAATGTCTTCTGGATCTGCGCGTTGCTCTTCTCCACGCGGGCCGAGAATTTGTCGACCGCGCCGGATGCGGAGTTGAATGCGCTGCTGGCCTGCTGTCCGGCTTCCTGCGCCGTCTGGCCCACGCTCTCGAAAGAATCCGCTGCCTTGTCCGCGCTGCCGTCGATCTTCTCTGTCGCGGCTGCTGCTTCCTGAGTGGAGCTGGCGACACCTTGCATGGACGAACTTGCCGCCGCTGCGCCGCTGCCGAGTCCTGCCAGTGCGCTTTGTCCCGCAGAGCCGACTTTGCTGGCGGACTGGTATATGCGGTTCAATTCCTGTTCCAGCTTTTTGAGGGAGCCGGTGTCGCTCCGGTTTGTTACCTCAACTGGAATCTCGATCTTGAAAGTGTCAGCCATTTCTCCCTCACCTCTTTCTGCCTCTGACTATGGTTTGCTGGCGGTTCCGTTGCGCTTCCCTGTCTCGCTGCGCTTGAGCTGCTTCCTCTTCGATCTGTAGCTTTGTTGATTGCAGCAAAAAAACGCGGGTAAAGCGCGGTTTCGCCATCACTTCATCCGGGGTCATTCCTGTCCGCTGGAATATGTGGTGGAGAAGCCGCGCCGTGCCGCCAGCCAATATCAGTTTTTTACGGTGTCGTTATATTCTTCCTCAGCCTCATCGTCGAATCCAGACAGCTTTTCAATCTGTTCGACGATGGCCTGTTTTTTGCCTGCTTCCGGGATAAGGATGTCAACCAAATCCGTCCCTGTAACAGCGTTCACCGCTGCCCACAGGTTTTTGTTGTTCCACAGTTTCGCTTTGTCCGCGTCCACCGTGGCCTTGAAGATCAGCAGCGTGTGGTACTTGACGGTGTCCGTCTTTTCCGGCAGTCTCATGCCGCCGAGACGCTTGTTCTTCTGGTAGGTCGTCGCCATTTCGTGGCATTCGTTGTATTCCTTCTCAGAGAGGCCGCGAATGCGGAAGGTGAACTGAGCGGAGCGGAATTTGATCTTGATGGTTTTCGTCTCTTCCACGTGATCGTCTTCACCCTTCAGGGCTTTGAGCAGCTCCGCCTCGTTGAATGCAAGAAATTCCTTCTTTTCCTCTTCCGTGATGGGTTCCTCATTTCCCATCTCTTCCGCGTAGATTTCCTCGAAAGTCTGACCAGATTTACTCATTGTTGTTCCCTCCGTTTATTTTTATAGATTTAACGCGTTAAACGCGGGCGAGAAGGCTTTGCACCTTCCCGCCCGTGATTTTGTCCGTCCGTAATCCAAACGGCAAGATAAGGCCGTTTTTGGCAGGATTACATCTCGTCCTGAAGTTCGGGAGCCTGATTGACGATGAAGCTCCAAGGCCGCTTGTAGGCTTCGCCAACCTGCATGTTCTGGAGGTCGATGTTGCCGTCCAGTACGCAGTCGCGGTAGATGACGTTCTCGTAGCTGCCGTCGTAGGGGTTCCGAACGTACCCACGGAACGTCCACATGGGCAGATTGTGGTTCCGCATGCCCTTGATGAGCTGCCGGAAGAATTCGCTGCTCTTGATGACGATCTCCGTGAAATTCAAGGTTACGCGGAAGCTGGTCATGAAGCCGTGTTCCTGCGCATCCCCGATGGGCTGGTACGTGCCGTTGTTGATGGTCGTCTGAGTCTGCCAGCTCTCCGCCGTCGCCAGCATCGTGCCGTTTTCATCGTAGAGTGCTCCGTCTTTGCCGGACATTACCTTCCGAACGTCCTGCACGGCAGAGGTATTGATGACGCCTACTTCATTCTTTTTTGCCATGTTCTTTTACCTTCCTTTCTGCCAGAATCAGGTCTCCGCGAAATGGAACCGGTAGGTGAGGTAGATGTGTTCGAGGCTATCGAGGTCTACCACATCGCAGACGAACCACGCGCTGTCTCCCCGGGCCGGGTTATTGGTGTCTTCGTAGAAGGTACCGCTCAGGAGCTTGTGCTCCGCGATCATCGCATTGATGACGCCCTGCCCGATGGCAATAACCGTTGCGCGTCCGTTGCTGTCGTTGTCAACAGCTCCGATGACGGGTTCGCAGTTCTGATTGACGCGGGTCATCAGCTCGAACCGGGTGCGGGTGCGCCGGATTTTCTTCCAGCCCGCATCTTTGTCTCCGAGGTTGACGAGGGTGGTGATTCCCTGTTCAATCCATACAGAGCCGGAGCTGGAAGCGGTGAACACGAGAGCGCCGCTCTTCAGGCACTCGATGATCTGCGCGTTGGTCAGCTTTCCTACAACCTCGTTCGCGCCCTGAATCACGGTGTGGGTCAGGGAGCTGTTGGAGGGGGTGTAGGCGACAAGGCCAGCCGCAACCGCAGCCGCGTCCATGCCCTCATAGGTGGTGTCGCCGATCTTGAAGCCGTTGAGGCAGTACACAATGTTTTCGCTGTTGTTGGCTGCCGCGTCGGTCTTCCGGGTGGCATAGGACACGGAGGTGGGTTCACCGATGACCGCCATTCCCATCAGGCCCGCGTCATTGGCACGGTTGATGAAGGTGCGGACGAGGGTGTGAATCGCGGATGCCTCGCTGTCCACGCACAGCACGTTCCAGTTGACCGCTTCGAGCAGCGCAAAGGCCGCGTCATAGTCGGTGTTCTGGACGGTGGGGGACACGCCCGCAGTGGTGAACGTCGCCTGAGCGACGGATGCCAGCTCTCCGTTGCCGGAGGCAACTTTGGATGCGGTAACAACCGCGCTTTCGCTGGCGTTGATGGCGGCGACAATCGCATCAACTTCTCCGGCACTGCCCTTGTCGAATGCGACGTTGCACAGCTCCGTGGTTCCCGCGTAGACGATGCACTCGCGCTTGCTCGCGTCACTGAGGCTGTCCTTGATGGTGACGGTCAGGGCACGGGTTCCGGCGTATTTCGCCGTCAGGGTGACGACGTCCGCCGCGGTGGTGGCGGTGTCCTTCAGGGTGATGGAGGCTTTGGTTCCGCCGCTGCCTACGCGCACGGCCTTGATCTGAGTCGCGCCGCCCTGAAAGATGTACCGCAGCAGTTTGGTGTAGCTGCCAGCTACGCTGTCGTCGCCGAAGATGGCGGCGATGTCTGCCGGGTTTTCGATGGTGACCACTTCACCAAGAGGCCCCCAGTTTGCCCGGAATGCGATGGCGACAATGCCGTCTTCGTAGCCGGTCAGGTTGAGTTCGTTTCCGCTCTCCCGGCGGAAGTGTACGCCGGGACGGGTTTTGGTTTCGCCGATGTTGTAACGATCTGCCATTTTAGTCTACCTTCCTTTCCGCAAAGGCTTTGATGATTTCTTTGGCTTCCGCGAGAGTGTAGGTTCCTTTGCCTGCCAGCTCAAGCGCGGCAGAAGCGAGGTCTTGACTGTATCCGAAAAGCCGAGGCGCGTTCTGCGCGATTTCCGCTGCGCTGTACTTCTCGACGTTCACGGTGGCCTGCACTTCCGGGGTCTTTTCTTTCGCCATGGTGTCTGTCTCCCTTCGTAAGATTATCCGATGGTTTGGGTGTCGTTCACCTGATGGTGCGGATTGTTGAGCTTGTAGCCGGAATAGTTGTCGTGGAAATGGCTTTCCGGCTGCAGCACTCCAAAGGATGCTTCCGCGTGAATCTGGCCCGTTCTGAGGTAATTCAGATGGGGCTTGCAGGTGAAGTTCCGCAGGAACAATGGCGACGTGTCTTCCAGCGGGATGTGACCGAGGAGTGCTGCCGCCGTGTTAAGCTGCGCGAGGTTGTAAAGCCTGTCCGCCGCGTCGATGCAGTAGACGTGGCCCTCGATTGTAGCGTCCAGCCATGTGTGGGTGAAATGTTTCGTCCGTATCTCCTGACTGGAAAGCCGCCAGTAAATCACTGGCGTTTTCCGTGTCGGTGTGACCCAGCCGCTGATCGTGTCTTTCCCGATCACAACCGCGTCCGGCAGAATCTGTTTCGTCCAGTCGTTCATGGCTTTTATTGGGTCAGGGTATATCGTGGACAGCGCGGGGCAGGCCATAACGTCGAAAAGGACGGTCACGCCGATGGTACGTGCCGTCTCTTCTTTCTGCTGCTTGACCTCGAATGCGTCCGACCTCACCCATGCGAAGCAGTAGGCGGTATCATCCGTCTGCGCAAAAGAGGAATGAAGAAGAGCGCGGAGTCTGCTTTCGATGTCTTCCGGTTCTGCGCCAACCTGCGTATCGCACCATACGTTGACCGTCAGCGTTCCGCTCGTGTTCCGTTCCGGGTTTTCCGTAGTGTCGAGCAGATAGTCAATGCGGGGGTACTGGATTTTGCTTTCCCACCTCGCGTTGTCTGCTGTCGCCGGTCGCTGGTAAAAGACTGCCGCTCCGCCGTTGTATCTTGCCGTCAGCGTTTGGAGCGTTTCGTCGCCTCTCAGCCGACTGTATATCATTTCATGCAGCTCCATGCGCTCCCTCCGTCAGATTTTGATATGCCACGGTTCTTTGTAGATTGCCTCAATCATAGGCTCTGCTTCTGCGATGATCTTGTCCCTGTAGGGCCGTGGAGCCATCTGTCCGCCGGGAGTGCCGTCTTCCAACAGCATAGCGTAGGATGTTTCGCTCTCAATTCCGAACAGATGCCCGTCTGTAAGGGTTTTCCATCCGGTGTCCCTCAGGTGTCCAGTCCATACGGCTGGCGATTCGCCGGGTGCTGATGCGGTGTGGTTACCGTACTTGCGTCCGCTTCTCTGTCCGCGTAGGACGTTGTTTTTTGCGGTTAACAGTTCGTTTGCCGCCCGTACTGCCCGACTGGGAAGCTCATGCTCAACGGCTGCCATCACCTGTTGCGGTATTCCCGACAGATTGATTGTCATTCCCATTGATGTCGCCTCTTTCCTCGCAGTAGTATGTCGTGAACAGACCCATTTCGCCGTGGTCATGTACTGCCTGCACTCTGAAGAATCTGGTTTCGGTTCCGTCTTCTTCTTTGCACAAAGCGAAGATATCGTTTGGTTTGGCTTCCGGTGTGCCGGTGTGGAAGATGGTATGCGTGACCGTTACGCCAAGCTGACTGTACCGTTCCTGTTCCTCAGGCTTCGCAATGGACAGGATGCAGTGGCGCGATGCGGATAACTGCGGAACCGCGTTCTTTTCGCGTCCTCTGCTGCTTGTCGTCGTCGCCTGAGTGTAGATGTTGAACAGTTTCGGGAAATCTTCTGGCCTCCGCATCCCGATAGCGCCGAATCGCATCACGGGTCACCTTCCTCAAAATCCGGGTAAGGCGGCTGAACATAGGGGCTTTTCTGCATCCCTCTGTGGAAGTAGTGTCCGCCGTCGCTGCTGTTCACGCTTTCGTTCACAGCTCCGCTGACCGGCAAGCTCGCTTCCACATCTGCTTCCTGCTTCAATTTGTCCCTGAGCTTCATCCACCGTTCTGCCCGCTGGTTCAGGTTGAATGACGTTCCGTCGTTCTTCCAGTCTGTTTCGTAGCTCAATCTCATGCATACTGCTTCCGCCATCCGGTAGAGCTTCCGCTTCCACCGTGGTGTGCTGTTGTCTGCGATGATGGCTGCGATTTCCTCGTCGGACAGGTAGCAGCTTTCCGCGCCTCCACTGACGGCGATGTCCCCAAGCTCGAACCGCGCCTTACTGACGCTGATCGTGCCGATGTCGCCGGGGTCATAGGTGTATGTCGCCATGCCTTATTTCCCGCCCTTCTTTGCTGCCGGTTTTTTCGCCGGTGTGCTTTTCCTGGTCTGTGTCTGCGCTGCTGCTTTTGATGTGCCGTTATCTTTTGCGTTTAACGCCGATTTAACGCCATCTGAGGCCGTTTCGGATTCCGGGCTGGTATTTGTGCGTCCCGTTTCCTTCACGCCATCCTGAGGCGATTCTGGCACGATTTCGATGATTCCGTACTTGATGAGTGCTCCCGCCCTGTTTTCGTCAACCTCGCTGGCGGGGATTTCTTCTCCGACACCGTAGGCGCGTACGAATTTGCAAGGCTTTTTCGCTCTGTAGTACATGGTCTGTCCCCCTTTCTGTGGTTGTTTTTGTGAAACGCTCCGTTAGATTCCCTTTGCGCCGCTGGCGCGGGGAAACGGGTGGTCAGTCCGTCTCCCCACATCCCTCCGCGCTGAAGCGGAGACGCGGAGTTAGCCGCCGACGAGGGCATCGCCCACGACCAAGGAGGGTGGAAGCCGTGCGGCTGCGCTTGTAGCGCGGAGCTGGCAGTATTCCTTAGGCGACGCAGTCTTTGACGTACACGCCGAGTTCGTCGCAGACCTTCTTCGGAGTCAGGGACATCAGAGCTTCGATGAACTCAGTGTGAGTTCCGTTCTCTCCGGGCCACTGATCCATGATAAGGTACTGCCCGTTGCCGAGCATGTCCCAAGTCAGCGTATAGCCAGCGGAGGCTTCGTCGATGGCGGGGTTCGGAGCTGCGTAGCAGAACAGTGCACCCTTGCTGTCGCAGATGAAGTCCATATCCGTTGTGCCGTAGCCGCCCTTGTTGTAGGTGCTGTTCAGCACGACCACGCGCTCAACTTCCAGCAGCTGCGCCAGAACGTTGGTGTTGATGGTCGCCGGGTTCGCGGTGCTGCCGCTATACTTCACGCGGTCGAGGATGTCCGGGCTCTTCTTCAGGCCTTCATAGGATTCAACGCCGAGGGCAAGAACGTTCGGACGGCGACGGCCTTCCTTCATCATTTCAACACGCAGGTTGCCGAAGAAGGAAATCGCGTCGAAGTTCGCGCTGTCGAAGTAGTAGGTTTCTTTGTTCGCGGGGTTCGGGGAGCTGGCCTTGCCAGTCCATTCCTTCGTCCACACGCCGGTCTTGAAGAAGCCCTTCGCGAACAGAATGTCGCGGTGCAGCTTCGCCTGTTCTGCCGCCAGACGGACTTTCGCCTTCCGGGGGTCAGTAATGCCGGGGTTCGCGCTCCGGGTGTAGTCCAGAGTGGCGATCTGGTCGAGGCCGATGATGACCTGATCGACTTCGCAGGTGTAGGGCTGTTCGTCGCTGCCAAAGATCATCGGGGTTACCTTGCCGAACTCAGGCTTCCGGGCCATGTTGTCACGGGCGAGGTCGCCTTTGTCGAAGATCTTGTACAGGCCGGTGCTGGTCTGCACGGGCAGGATCGGGAAAATGAACGGGGACACATACCAGTCATCCGGCTGGAAGTGCGCTACGCTCATGTTGGTCAGGTACATATTTGGTGTCCATCCGTTGCTCAAAGCCTTCGCGATGGAAGCATTGGTTTTCGCGTCCATGTGTTTGTTCTCCCTTCTTCAGATTATTCCGCAGGCAGTCTGTCGTGCATAATCATCATCTCGACGGGTTTGCCGGAAGCTCCGTCACCCAGCGCGATTCCGAGTACGCACTTGCCTGCTGTCGCTTTCTTGACACTGCCGTCCGTATGGGCCATCAGCAGGTCGCCGCGTTTGATGGTTTCGCCAGCCAGCGCATAGCAAATATCCTTGATCTGGATGTTCACCCGTCCGCCGCTCGCGATGTCTGCCGCGTCAGCCAGCACAATGCCAATGGCAAGGTCGCCGGAAGAGGCGGGCAGGATCACTTTTCCGCTGTTGTTGAGAGCAACCGCTTTCATCGCCGGAGCGGTAATCGCAGCGTTGGCTTCACCGTAGATAACACCGGTGTCATTGATCGCATGAGTCAGGTATCCCATAATTGTTCTCCCTTCTGCCGGTCATTACTTCCGGCTGTTTTCATAGGCTTCCAGCAGTTCCGGGTGAGCATCGCAGGCTTTCTCGATGGCCTGAGCGCGGGTCATGTTCGCATTGCTCTTCATGAGTTCCGTCGCCGCAGTCTCGATCTGGCCCCACGCTTCCTCACCGGTGCTGCCAGTGTTTCCGCGCTTGCCGATCTCCCCGAAGACGCCGCTGTTCTCCATGGTCGCTTTCATGCTGTCCAACATGGCAATCATGTCGTCGTAGCCCGTGCCGCCAGCGGCCTTGAGGCTCTTGAGCACAGGGGCAAGCTCTTCCGGTTTTTTGCCGATGATGGTGTAGCGTTTCGCTACCTCCATGATCTGCGCCTCTTCCGCGTCCTCACGGAACTTGCGGAGAGCGTCGATTTCGGCCTTAACAGCCGGGTTGAGGCCCTTGTAGATGTCACCGTCGTTCTGTTCGGTCGCAGCCGCAGGAGCAGCAGCGGGGGCCGCAGAGGCGGCAGGAGCGGGTGTAGTGGTGGGGGCCTCTTCTACGCCGAAACGCTTCTGCAGGTCTTCCAGCATCGCCCGCTCTTCCTGAGTCATGGCTTCCGTGTTGAATTTCATGTCACTTTCTCCCTTCTGGATGTTATTGTCCGGTGGTGTCGCTTCTGCCGGTGTTCCTTCTGGCGCGTGGTTTGCTTCCGGGTCTTCTGTGGCTGGCGGCTGTGTGCCTTCTCCTGTTGTGCCTGTTTCGCCCTCTGTACCCTTGCTGACCTGAGTGCCGTTGAAACATCCGGCTATATCTGTTTTGATCGCGGCTGCGACCTGTTCCGCCGTCTCCACGATCATTGCAGCCTTTTGATCGTCAGTGAGTTCGTCGTCACTGGCGATAGAGCGGAGGCTGTCGCCCAGCGCGTCACTGATGCGGTAAATCCGCTCGAACGTTTTCCGCGCTCCGTCGATGTTCGCGAACGTCCGCGCTTCCTTCTCGACATCTTCCGCCTCTTTGGGGTTTACCCGGAAGAGCTTCGCAACAGCCTGCCCTAAACGCGCAAAAAACGCCGCATCATTGCTGACCGGCTCTTCTGTCTGCTGCTGCGTATCCGGGTCTTCCTCAGCCCGTTTTGCGAGCTTGATGTGGGCGTGCTGATTCGCGCCCTGATCGACGACGCTTACACTCTTGATTTTGAGGTTCCTGAGTGCCGTCGTCGGCTTCTTATTGCCCATCGTCGGTTTCCTCCGTTTCTTCGAGTGCTTCCCGCGTGGCTTCACCTTCGATGCTGAACATGCTGTATGTTCCGTCCTTTACCTTCTCCCAGACGTCGTCGTCCGTGATCTTGAGGCCCAGCCACCAGCCGTTTGGCAGCGTTCCTTCCGGGATTCCCATTGCAGTGAGCTTGTCCGGGGTGAAAACGACGCTCTCCACCAGTACGCCAACTCCGCGCCGCTGGTGCATTTCGCCGCCGTCCCGGAAATAAAGCACGTATTCATATACGGCCTGTTCCAGCTCTTCGATTTCCAGCACGTCCTTCTGGTAATCCTCAACGGTAGTCCCGTCCGCGAGAGCCGCTACGGAAGCCCAGCCAAATACCATGTGTCGCTCTTCATCCGCTTTCGCAACGGTGAAAAACTGCTGTTTCTGTCCGGGGTCTGCGCGTGGCTGCTGCTGGTAGAATTTCGTGAAGCTGTGATCTTTCATAGCTCTTTCCTCCATGTAAAAAGCCCGCTGCGCTTTGGCAGTGGGCTATGTTCCCGACATTTGTGCCGGTCAGTTGATCCCGGCGAGGTGTCTGCACCATGTATAAACGTCGTCGAGGTCATTTATCATGGCACTGGTTCTTTCGTCGAGGCGCGGCCTGATCTCCGCGTTGAACTCTTCCATCGTCAGCTCAGTGAAGGTGAATATCCAGCCGCGTTTGTCTTTGAAGACGAATCCGTTTTTGAGCTGCTTCTTTACCTTGCCCCAGAAAACGTGCTCGCGCTCGAAGTTGTAATACCTGAGCCGCTGCCACTTCCCGTCTTCGAAAAGCTCCGTCCTGATGGCGTATTCCATTCCGGTTCCGTCTTCATCGGTGATGGTGACTTTGTAGGTCTTCCTGAAATCCATGCTCATAGCTTTCCGTACACCGCCTTTATGAGGTCTTCGATCTTGATCCCATTGTACTCCGTTATCCCAGCGTTGTGAAGGGCGTCAATGAGGTCGTCCCTGTCGCGGTCGCTGTATACCCTGATCTCAGTCAGTTTGTCCAGTGGTACGGTTTTTCTGAACATGATTTCATTTGAGCTGTCGTAACGCCTTTGCAGCTCTTGCAGGTGCGCCTCTGTGCCGTATCTCCGGCTCATGTAGCGCTCCGTCGTCCTGCCGTAGGAGTCATCTTTGTAGGCGTACCAGTCTGTTCTTTCGAGGACGGATTTGTCGAATATTAGCGTCACTGCCCGGTTGTTGTAGTAGCTGTCGTTTCCGATATTGCCCTTAAAAACAATGCGGGTGAAGACGCTGTCTGCGCCGCCAGTCCTTATGTCTTCCTCGCTGCTCATTCCGCCAACGGTTATGCCGCGTCCCCATCTGTTTGCTGTTGAAAGCAGTTCTCCACTTTTCAGAACCGGAGCCACTTGATCTTTGTCGAATATCTGGTGATAGATGTAGGCGACGTCGTTCCTTCTCGCAATGGCTCCGTTCTCCGGGTCAATGAGCGTCCAGTAGCCGTCCTGTATCTTTGTCACCTTCATCGCGTCGAGGCGGCTTTTCGTGATGCCGAGGGTTCTGAGCGTCGTGTCGATCTGCGCGTCCGAAGCGGTTGCCGGGTTGAGGTTCAGCGCGGCTTTTGCGTCTGTCTGCCAGATTGCACGCATTTTCTTGTACCTTTCCAGCGCGTCTTTCGTTGCGTCTGTGAAAACGTCCTGCATTCCGGCTTGATTGATAAGCTGCTGCATCCTCATGCCAGCGTCCGGGCCTGCCAGCACACGGATGTTGAACTGACCCATCAGTGCGCGTTGGTTGTTTGTTGCGTCTGTTCCTGCGACGATGATGATGTCGTCGCCGTTGCGGATGTATTGTGTTCCGAGCTGAATCTTGCGTGTCGTACCCGTCAGCCCAAGAACCGGTTGAGTGTAGTCTATGCTTCCCGACACCTCGTTGAAGCGCCAGTAGCTACCGTTCTGCGCTGCACTCATGCTATTAAGTGCCTGCTCCCAGCGGGTCTGTGTCATCTTGCCGGTCAGCTCGTAGAATTCCTGCCCGTCAATGGTGACTTTCCGCAGGTTGGCCTCCATGCCCTCCAATGCGGAACTGTCGCCTATCAGTGCTACGCCGCGTGGTGTGGCGTTCTGCAGTACAGCTTCCGGGTTTTTGATCGCGTCCGCTGCCTGAGGGATTCCTTCAAGAGTTCTCGCTCCGCCAGCCGCCTGAGCTGCCTGCTTTGCGCGTTTGGCTTCCTGCTGCTTTTTGTGGCGGTCGAGTGCTGTCTGGTGAATCTGGGGTATCTTTGACGGGTCTGCGAGTGCTTCTGCCAGCTCGTCTTTGTGGAAGAGACCGTAGTTTTTGATTCCCTGAGCTTTCGCCATCGCGTAAAGATCTTCGATCTTGAGGCCCTTCAGCGTTTGCGGGCTTAATAGGGTTGATGCTACGGTTGGGATGTTCGCTGGCCCTGTCGCGGCTGCCGTGTCTGCGAAGGTAAATACCGTAGCTGTTCCCTTGCGCTTTGTAAGCAGCTCGCTGTAGAAGGTCTCGAACGTCTGACGGCAGTTCTGCTTCCTGAGGACGATCTGGTCAAGGAGCTGTTCGGCTTTCGCGCCTGCGCCGTGAAGCGATTCCGCGTACTTCCTGAATATCTCCCTGTACTGATCGTCCGGTATGGCCTCGACCCGCTTGATGTAGGCCAGCGCGTCATTGAGCTTGATGTCGAGCTGCCCGTCGGCGAATCGCCGGTACATGGTATTGTAAATCGTCTCCGATTCGCCATATTTCGCGTTCGGGTGGAAGGTCAGGCTTAGGCTTTGCGCCTCCGGCATATTGATGTACCTGAATGCCTGTTCTTTGTCTACGCCGATGAGCCGTCCGTCTGTCGTGTAGACGAAGTTCCTGCCGTGGCTGTCGTAGTTGCACAGCAGCCAGTCTGTCACGCTTTCGCGCTGTATCTGTGAAACAATGGACGGGTCGATTGGCCCGCCATTGTTCTGCCAGTCCCACAGGTCAAATGATTTGTCGATGTTCTCGACTTTCATCTGCGCTGCGCCGAATACGCTGCCCTTGCCGGGGATGTCCACGTATCCTGTACCTGCTACCACGCAGGTGTCCGGGTCGATGATACCCTGAACCTTGTACCCGGCTTCCTGAATGTAGGCCCTGAATTCCTCCACATTCCCGCTGTACTTTGCCTGAGCGGGCTTGAATAGGAATTGCGTTCCGTCCGTCGGGTCTTCGAAGATGTACATTTCCCCGGTTCCGCCGAGGTTGATCTTTCCTTTGAAGTCGAGGCCGGTGTTCGACCAGTCGAAGTCTTCCGGTATGTCGTAGTCGTCTGGCGCGGGCTGTGCTGCTGCCTGTGCGTCGATGGGTGTGTCTACCCAGTCCGCCGGTGGCAGCACGTTGATGTAGTTGCATACACAGCGGCAGCGAGGGTGCATCGGCGGCACTGCGGGGCCGTGGATTTCCTTCTTTCCGCCGTGTTTATCCGGGACTTCGACGACAAAATCGTCGTCGATTTCCGTGATAACTCCGTCCATTGGGCCGCATTCCTCGCAGACTTTTTCGTCGTCTGCTGTGCTCCATTGGGTTTGGCAGCCTCCGATGCTGCCGTCCGTGATGCACTGTTTCATGTACGCCTGCTGGCCCCAGTTGTAGGCGTATGCCATTTCTGTGATGGCAATCGTTTCGGCCCTCTTTCGGTGCATCCGCTCTGCGTAGATGGCCTGCTTCTTTCTGGCGATTTCCTGCGCTTCTTTCTCTGTGTAGCCGTCCTTCAAGGCGGTTTTCTTCGCCTGCTCGTAGTGGTTGAAGGTGGCCTGAGTCATCCGCTGTGTCAGTCCGACGGTCGGTCTGATCGCTTTCGCCAGTTCCTGAATGTCCATCCCTTCGCTCATGGCGGCCTGTCTGACCAAGACATTGATCGCCTTGAATTGTGCCTCGCTTACCTCCCGAATGAGCTTCCCGCCGTTGGTGGCGATAAAGCTGTCGATGTAGCTGTTCTGGAGGATTTTGCTTCCGGCTCCGAATTGGGCGGTGATGGCTTTGACGCTGTTATCAATCGCCTGCTGCGCCAATGGCGCGTATGCGTTGATGATGAAGTTGCTGTAATCCTGCCGCCATTGGTTGAGGTAGCTTAAATCGAGCTGCCCGTTCATGATCGCTTCCCGCAGCTCTTTGTACGTGATTGCCTGCTGCTGGTTTTTCCATGTTCTCGCAAGGAATGTTCCCAGCTTAGGCGCGGAGTAGTTTATCCAGCCGTTTAACGTCTGTTTAACGTCTGCCAACCTCCGTGTCTCCCTTCTTATCGCTCAAGACGCTTGCGGGCTTCCTGAGCCTTTTTTTCGTCTTCTGCATCCTCTTCCTCAATGTCTTCCGGGTTGATCTTGCTTCCGGGCTTTTTCGGTTGCTGCTGTCCCTGTTGCGGGCCATTCTGCTGCTGTTGCGGTGGCTGCCGCTCGAACTGCTGCGCCTCCATCCGTTCCGGAAGGTTGCCCGTTTCGCGGACGTAGTCTTCCAGTGCTTCATCCGGGATGATGACGCCGCAGCCTGTAAGCTCTTTGATGTACGCCGAAAGGTCTTTGAGGTTTGGTGCTTCCACGTTGTCGTGGGTGAGTTTCGGGTACTCTGTGATTCCCCTGAAGTGCTCCGCGTTCATACCAATGAGGCGGGGGATTCCCTGATTGTTGAATACCTCGCAGATGATGTCGAGGTACGCTTCCAGTGCGATGCTGAACATCTCCGTCTTGTCGCTGCTGAGTGCGAAGCTGCCTACGCCCTGATGCCCCAAAAGCAGGAAATCCGCCATGGTGCTCATGGCAATGCGGGTGTCGTACCGCTCGATGATTTGGTTTGTGTCGAACTGCCGTCGTCCGCCGCTGGTGAGCAGCGTAAACTCCCAGCCAAACGGGAGGACAAGGCCCTCTGTCGCGTCCCGGCGCACGTTCCGCACGATTGTTTCCGCCCGTGCGAATGCTTCGACCATCGCCGGGTCATCCTGATTCCAGATGTCAACCTGTTCCGGGGGATGCAGTATTGGAAGTCCGGCAAGGTCTCTTTCAAGGCCCATGCCCTCGATTTCCTGAATCCTGCGCTTGAAGTACCATGACCGGTACGCGCTCCGCAGGATGCTGCGTCCTTCCGGGTTTCCCTTCCGGCTTTTCGTCCTGAAATGCAGTGCTTTCTCGATAGGGATTGTCGCCATCTCGAACCGGGGAGGCGGGAGCTGCGTCATTCCGAGCAGGTTGTCTTTGTCGTCGTACT